GGCGCCCCCCAACGCCGCCGGCAACGCCGTCCCGGCCTCTGACACCGCCGGCCTGGTCGTGCTCGGGCGGGCCGAGCATCGCGCCGACAACGCCGCCGGCGCGGCCGGGGACAAGGCCATCCGGATCCGGTTCGGCCAGTACGCCTGGTCGCACAGCGGCTTAACCGTCGCCGACATCGGCAAGCCAACGTTTGTGGTCGACGACCAGACCGTGGCGCTGAGCAGCGCCAACGGCATCTTCGCGGGCGTCCTCATCAACGTGGACGACGCGGGCGCCTGGGTCGATATGGATCCCGACGACCGCGCGGCCGCCGCCCAGGCCGATTCGACGGCCGCCGATGTCGCCGGACTTAAAACCGACTTTAACGCGCTGCTCGCCAAGCTGCGGGCCTCTCGCGTCATCGCCAGCTAAAGGAGGAGACAGACGTGATCATCAACGCCGCAAACCTGCAACTGCTCTACCAGAGCCTGAGCGTCCTGTTTCAGGACGCCTTCGGGCAGGTGACGCCGACCTACTCGCGCATCGCCATGGAGGTCCCGTCCACCACGCGCCAGGAGAACTACGCCTGGCTCGGGAAATTCCCGAAGATGCGCGAATGGCTGGGCGACCGCGTCGTGCAATCCGTCGCCGCCCACAACTACGCCATCGCCAACCGCGACTGGGAGGTCACGATCGAGGTCGATCGGAACGACATCGAGGACGACACCATCGGCCTCTATCGCCCGATCGTCCAGGAGACCGGCCGCGGCGCGGCCTCGCACCCCGACGAGCTAGTCTGGGGCCTGCTGCCGCAGGGATTCACCGCCCCCTGTTACGACGGCAAAGCATTTTTCGCCGCCGATCATCCGATGGGCGGCGGGTCCGCCGGCAGCAACTACGCCAGCGGGAGCGCCACCCCCTGGTACCTGATCAGTTCGCAGCGTCCCATCAAGCCGATGATCTTCCAGAATCGGCGCGCGCCGAACTTCGTGGCCATCACGCGGCCGGATGATGAGAGCGTGTTCATGAAGAAAAAGTTCATGTACGGCGTCGACCGCCGCGACAACGCCGGATTCGGGCTCTGGCAGCTCGCTTACGGCGCCAAGAACACGATGAACGGCACGAACTACGCGGCCGCGCGGGCAGCGATGCTGGGCTACAAGGACGAGGAAGGCCGACCGCTCGGGATTGTGCCGGACCTGCTGATCGTCCCGCCGTCGTTGGAGGCGGCCGGGCGCATGGTGGTCAAGGCCGAGCGCGATGCCTCCGGCGCGAGCAACGTGTGGTATCAGACGGCCGACCTGCTCGTGGTGCCCTGGCTGTCGTAATGTCCTACGCCACGCGAGCAGATCTTGAGCAGCAACTGCGGCCGACGGAGCTGATCCAGTTGGCGGATGATGACGGTGACGGCGCGGCCGATCCGAGCGTGATCGGTCGCGCCCTGGCCGACGCGGACGCCGAGATCAACGCCTATATGGGCACGCGCTACGCCCTGCCGCTCCCGTCGGTGCCAGAGCTGATCCGGCGGCTGGCGGTGGACCTGGCGCTGTGGCAACTGTATAGCCGCCGCGACCTGGCGACCGACACGCGCACGAAACAGCATGACGCGGCAGTGGCGCTGCTGAAGCGCCTCGCCGAAGGGACCGTTTCACTGGGCCTGCCGCCGACGCAGCAGGCCACCCCGCCGCCGAGCATCGTGAGCGGCGAGCGATTTTTCACCCGCGACAAAACTGAGGGCTTTTGATGCCGACGATTGAGGCGATAGAGCAGGCGGTCCGGGATCGCCTGCAAGCCGCCGTGCCGACGGTGGCTGTCCAGGGCTGGCCGGACCGGCCCGAGGCGTATGTGTTGAAACACGCCCTGGGGGCGCTGTTGGTGCGCTACACCGGCAGCCGCTTTGATCGACCGGAGACCACCGACGTGATGGTGCAGACGCAGACGATACAAGTCGAGGTCGCGGCGCTCATGCGGGCGCTGCGGACGCACGAGGGGCTCTATGCGCTGCTGGACGCCGCGCGCCATGCGCTGACCGGCTTTCGCGCGGCGGGCTGCTCCGCGATGCACCCGACGCGCGAGACGTTTACGGATTACGCCGAGGGCGTATGGCAGTACACCATCGAGTTCGCCTGCGAGGCGCTCCACACCGAGCCCGCGCAGACGCGACCCAGGATTGAGTTCAGCGAGGGCGAATACGCCCTCGATCAACCGACACTGTAGGAGGACCCCATGGCGAAAAAAGACGATCAGGCCGCGCCGGATCAGGCGGCCGCCACACCGGCGGCGGAGGCGGCGACGGCCCAATATCAATACGTGGGAGACGTGATCAGCAACCAGGTGATCGGCGGCCAGGCGGTGTTGCTGGCGCCCGGCGCGATCGTGAGCGTGCCAAGCGGAGATCCGGTCACGGCGCGGCTGCTCGCGCAGAAGCTGCTGGTGCCGTACACGCTGCGGCAAGAGCGGCACGGATAGGAGGGGACAATGCCAGCCAGTTTCCTGCACGGATTTGAGTTTATCGAGACGGCGCCGTTTCAACCGGTCCGGATGGTCCGCAGCGCGATCATCGGCCTGGTCGGCTCGGCGCCCCAGGGGCCGATCAATACCCCGACGTTGGTGATGAGCCGGTCGGATGCGGCGCAGTTCGGCGCGCCCGCGGCCGGCTATACGATTCCACAGGCGCTGCAGGCGATCCTTGCGCAGGGCGACGAGGTGGGGTTCGTGGTTGTGGTCAACGTGTTCGACCCGGCGGTCCACAAGACCTCGATCGTCGGCGAAAGCCAGACCTTTGACGCGGGCAAGAACACCCTCGCCCTGGCGCATGGGCGCGTGGCGGCCGTCGTCGTGAAAAACTCGGGCGGCACCGTGACCTACACGGTGGGGACGGACTACACGGTCGATGCACTCAAGGGGGTGATCACCAGGGTCGCGACCGGGGCCATCACTGCAGGGCAGACCGTCGCCGTCTCGTATGACTATGCCGATCCCACCAAGGTCCTCAGCTCCACCATCATCGGCGGCGTCGACCAGACGACCGGTGATCGCAGCGGCATCGAGGCGCTGCTCGACGCGTCCTCGATCTATGGGTTCGCGCCCAAGATCCTGATCGCGCCGCAATACAGCTCGGCCAAGCTGGTCATGGACGCGCTGCTCGCCAAGGCGACGTCGCTGCGGGCCATGGCGATCGCGGACCAGGCGGCTGGGGCCACTCGGGAGGAGGCGCTCGCCTACCGCATGGAGTTCGACAATATGCGCGCCATTGTGACGGCGCCGCTCCTGAAGACGCAGGATGCCGACGGCAACACGATCACCGTGCCCTACTCGCCGTATCTCGCGGGCGTGATATCGCGGACCGACAACCAGCTCGGGTTCTGGCACTCGCCCTCCAACAAGCCGATCCTGGGGATCACGGACCTGGAGCGGCCGGTGCCGTTTCTCACATTCCACTCGGCCGATTCCGAAGCCAACTACCTCAACGAAAACCAGATTGTCACGGCGATCCACTATGAGGGATTCCGGGTCTGGGGCAACCGGTCGGCGGTGGCGGACACCAGCTTCCAATTCATCGCGGTCCGGCGCCAGTTCGACGTCATCGAGGACTCGATCGAGCTGGGCACCATCGCCCTGCTGGACCGGCCGATCAATAAGGCGTTTTTTGAGGATCTGACCGACACCGTGCAGGCGTTCCTGGCCCAACAGATCGGCCGCGGCGCATTGGTTGCGGGGACGATCAAGGTCCTGCCGGAAGACAACCCGCCGACGGAGCTAGCGAATGGGCACGTGACGGCGCGGTTGGATCTGACGCCGGTCTACCCGGCCGAGCGGATCACCTATAACGCGGTCCTGGATATCGCACCGCTGGCCACGCTGTTCCAGTAGGGACGAGAGGAGAAGACATGCCTGGGAGCATCGAAAAAATCCTGAACGCGAACGTCTACATCAACGACATCAATTTTGTCGGACGCGCCACCGAGATCGACATCGTCCACGTGAAGGTCAAGACCACCGACCATCAGACCTTGCCGATGGTCGGCCCGCTGCAGCTCTTCCAGGGGATTGAGAAAATGGAGGCCGGCATTAAGTGGGCGGCCTTCAATGCCGACGTGCTGGTGCAGCTCGTCCCGACGATGGCCACCAAGCTCACGATCCGCGTAGCGCAGCAGGTGTATGAGGCAAGCTCGGTCGTGGCGACGGACCAGGTGCGCGCGGTGATGGTGGGCCGCGTGATCGAGGAGTCGCCCCAGGCGCTGAAAGCGGGCGAGGGCAGCGTCGAGACCAAGTTCGCCATCGACTCCTACACCAAGTGGGTGGCGGGCGTCCCCGTGCTGGCGATCGATATCCCCAACTACATCTATATGGTCGAGGGCGTCGATGTGTATGCCGATGTCCGCGCCGCGCTGGGGGTCTAAATGGGCGACCCACAGACGGTGACATTGCAATCGGGGCGGGTCGTGACCATCCGGCCCGCCATCGCCGGCGACCTGGTGAAAGCGCAGATGATGATCAGCACGCCGGAGCAGTTGCCGCTGGCGCTGGCGTCGCTGGTGATCACGGTCGACGGGGCGGGGATGACGCTGGAAGACGTCACGCTGATGCCGCTCGCCGATTTCATCGAGCTGCTCCCTTTTGTGGGCCTTGCCCCCAGGACCCCGCCGGCCTCCTCCTCGCCGTCAGCCGGTTCACCCGCTGGGGCGTCGGCGAGCTGATGACCATGCCGGTGACCGAGTTGATCTGGTGGGTGGAGCGCGCGGGCGAGGTGGCGCAGCGCATGACGGCGGAGGCCGAGTAGGACGACATGGACGTTATGGGTAACGCGCTCACGGTTGCGCTCAGGCTCAAGGCCTACGACGAGATGTCGAAGGTCGTCGGCGAGGCCTCGGCCAAGTCGATCCGCGATCTGACCAAGCTCAGCGAAAAGATGCGCGCGATCTCTGAGCAGTTGGCCCACTTCGGCGTCGGCGCGATGGCCGGCGGGTTCGCGGCCGCCGCGGTGATGGCCGGGCCGATCAAGGCCTTTGCGGATCTCGAAGAGGCCCAGACGCGCCTCGAGGTGGCGGGGATGCGCGCGAACGGCACGCTCGCCGAGGGCATGGAGGAGCTCAACGCGCTGGCAAAAAAGCTCGGAACCTCCTATCCGGGGACCACGAAGGAATTCGCCGACGCTTTTTTCACCCTCCAAACGCGCGGCATCGATGTTCAGAACATTCTCGGGGGCGTAGGTCAAGCCACCGCCGACCTTGGGGTCGTCACGCGCATCAATTTTACCGACGCGGCCAACGTCGTGGCGACATTCCAAAAGGCGACCGGGGTCGCCGCGAAGGATATGGTGGCCCTGGTCGATACAGTCCAACGCGCGCAATTTGTTGGCGTCAATCCGACGGAGCTGGCCGAGGGTGTCTCACGATCGGTCGGGGCGCTGAAGAGTTTCAAAATTCAGGGCATTGACGCCGCCAAAGAGCTCGTGACCACCTATGCTATTCTTAAACAATCCGTGCCGACGTTGGAGCGGCTCGGGACCAATATGAATGAGGTACTCACACGCCTCGCCGACGCCAAGGAGCTCAAAAAAGGGAACGCTGAGCTCGCCCGGTTCGGTATCCATCTCGAGCTGTTTGACCGGCACACCGGGCAGTTCCGGGGATTTCGCGAGCTGTTCCGGCAGTTCGGCGAGCTGCAGCGGCTCAATCCCGTCCAGGCCGTCGAGGCCACCAAGGCGTTTGCGCGCGGGGCGTTTGGCGCCGCCGAGATAGGGAGCTTCGTCGCGGAGGGCGCGGCAGGGTACGACAAGATGGCCAAGCGATTGGAGGAGCAGGCGAATCTGCAACAACGTGTGCAGCGCATTTTGGGCGACTTGACGAATGTCTGGAAGGCCGCCTATACGACCGTGATCACGGCGACCGCCGCATTCGGGCGCGCGGTGGCGCCGGAGTTGAAGTTCACGATCGACCGCCTCAACGATCTTGGCGCCGCCCTGGATGGATTCCTGGAGCGCCACCAGATCCTGGCTAAGGTCGTCGGTCTCGGAATCCTCAGCTTCGCCGGGCTCGCCATTGGCGCGGGCGCGCTGGCATTGGGCCTCGCCGGGGTGCTCAAATATCTCTCGCTCGTGACCGGCTCGGCCGCGACGGTGCATTTGTGGCTGTCGCGCCTGGCCGTCGTCTCGGCCGCCGAACGGCTCCGGTACCTCGGCATCGTCCCGCAGGCGGAGGGGCTCTGGGCCGGGCTGGGCCAGCGGATCGGCGTGACATGGGGGAAGCTCACACAGTGGACGGCCGCCATGTGGGCCTCCGCCAACGCCACGATCTTTAACCTCGGCTGGCTCAAGGCGCAGGCCACGTTGTACGGCGGGATGCTCTGGTCCTCTATCGTCGACGTGTCCAAGGTCACCGGGAAATTTGTATCGGCGCAATGGGACCTGGCCAAGGCCACCTATCTCAATCTGGAGTGGCTCACGAAACAGGCCAAGCTGCTCACCGGCACACTCTGGTCCGGCGCCGTCGACGCAACGAAAGCACTTTGGGGGCTCGTGGCGGCCCAGTGGGCGAATGTGACTGCTGCGGCGGCGGCAGCCGGCGGATGGTGGGCGCTCACAACCGCCATGCTGGCCAACCCCATAGTCTGGGTCGGCGCAGCAATCGCGGCGGTCGCGCTGCTCATCTACAAATACTGGGGGCCGCTGGTGGGATTCTTCCGGGGGCTCTTTACGGGCATCGCCGAGGGGTGGAATGAGATCGCCGAACGATCGATCGTCCTGCGCACGATCGGGACAGTAGTATGGGCGATTCTCACGCCGTTACGCTGGCTCTACAATCTGATTATGTGGATTGTTACGCCGATCGAGGATGTGGGCCAGGCATGGGAGCACACTGGCGCCCGGATCGGGCGGGTGATCGGCCAGTGGATCGCGACGATCACCAACCTGCCTGGCCAGGCCGTCACCGCGATGTTTCACGCCGGCGCAAACCTGGTGGAGGCGCTGTGGCGCGGGCTCAAGTCGAGGACGCCGAAAGCGATTACGGCCATGTGGGATCTCGTCAAATCGATCAGCAATCTGCTGCCGCACACTGGGCCTGCCGCCGACGCAGCAGGCCACCCCGATCTCGTCAAATCGATCAGCAATCTGCTGCCGCACTCCCCCGCCAAGGAGGGGCCGCTTGCGACGCTGCACCAGGTGCGGATTGTGGAGACGATCGCGGAGACAATCCGCCCCGCCGCGCTGGTCGGGCGTCTCACACAGACGTTGCAGGCCGCTCGCGACGCCATCCGGCCACAGATGCTGATCCAGCGCGTCTCAGCCACCCTGCAGGCCGCGATCAGCCCTCAGCGGCCGGCGCTCAGTGCGCCGGGATTCGGCGCGCTCGCGGGCGGCATGGGGCCGATGGCCTTCACGTTCAATCTCACCATCAACGGCGCCGAGACCTCCGGCGCTGGCGGGACCAAGGCCCTCGCCCAACGCGTGGCGAAGGAGACGAGCCTGGAGTTCGAAAAGGTGATGCGCCGGAAGTACGCGATATGATGGGGCAACTCGGGTCGATTGTGTTTGAGCGGCTGAAGGAGCCGCTGGATCTGATCGGTTGCAAAAAGTGGACCTACGCGGACCACCCGATCATCCGAGAGGAAACCAAGTTGCAATACACCGGCCACGAGCCGCGCGAATATCAGTTCCGGATCCGGTTCCACGCGAGCTTCTGCGACGATCCGAAGGTCGAGCTGGCGCGGCTGGAGGCGGCGGCGCAGACCGTGGACGCGCAGGACAACCTGATGCCGATCCAGCTTATCCTCGACTCCGGCGACGTGTTGGGAGCATTCGTCATCACCGAGATCAAGCGCGAGTACGTCAAATTGTTCCCTGACGGTCGCGTCCTGGAGGTCGTCGCGACGGTGTCGCTGCGGGAGTTTGTCTGATGACCAACTACGTCACGCAGGTGGGCGACCGCTGGGATCGGCTGGCCTATCAGTACCTGGGCACACCGGCATCGTATCGCGAGCTGCTGGCGGCCAACCCGACGGCGCCGGTGGTC